TGTTGTTGCCATAAATCTTTATTTTTAAAGGAAGACCCTCTCCCGGAAGAAAGGAAGCAAAAAACCAAAAGAGGGTTAATCTTCCAAGTTACATCTTTATATCGCGCTATTAATCACGAATTTCAGATTATGATATTGTCATACCATCGTTATCATGTTCTTGACCTGAGACATAAAAGTTGCTTCCGTCACAAATCAATTCAGCCCAATCTCCTGCTCCTGAATTACCACTAGCGAAGACTAGTTCGTCAACACCTGATTCAGCAGACTCTCCACCAGAGCTATCTGCAGAACCAATCATTCCAATAAGAGTATCCTCAGAAGAATTTGGGATAATCTTTACATCATTGGAACCAATATCAGTCATGATGAACCTTGCTGTCCAACCAGGGCCAGCCTGAGCTGCCGTTGGTAGAGTAATTGAAAATGCTGAATCCTGGTCTATAGTAAATACTTTACCAGAATCGGATGGGTCTAGCGTCTTTGCAGCTGTTATATTTTCAACAACAGTTCCTCCAAAACTAGCCCTTGAACCTAATTTAGCCATTTTCTAACTCCTTAACTTGCAATAATAACTGCAACAGTGCCTGGGTCATTTGCAGTTGTGTGTAAATCACAAGTTGCAAGCCAAGCTACATCATCCACAGCTACTACATCTATCACGTCACCAGCCATACCACCAAGAGTTGCTGTAGCAGCAACAAAATCCATGGTATCATAACTACCGCATGAGTTATTTGCTGTTGAACTCCTGTTTGGTCAGCAGTGTCAGAACCATATAGGCTAACAATACCGAAAAAACAATCACCACTTGCAGCCAAAAGGTCTGCACCAGCTGTAGTTTCTATCCCAAGAACAATCTTGAAATTTAACCCAGCCTTAGCTGCGGGCAATGTAATTGATATAGCTGCTGCTTGTACTAATACAACAGCTCCTGTTTCAGCAGCTGTTAGAGTTCTATCGTCACTAGTTACTATAGCATGAACTTTACCATCTTGAATAGCACTATCAGCTTTATTTTGTCCGTACATCGGATTTGCCATAATTCAATCTCCTTCGTTTAAGTCCAATATGCATCATTACCGACCAATGGTCTGTAAGCGACATACTTCATGTTAACAGCTAGAATCTTAATAGGTGAACCATCTAGGTGAATATTACGAGTTACGTTCATATCTCCAAAAGGAGTACTAATCGTTGTAATATCAGCCCCAAATACCTTCTTTTTGCCCATCAATGCCATATCAGCACGGAAGTTAGGTGAAATCTCAAGATTATTTGAGAAGTAACCACTTAGTTTATGCAGCCAATTGTATGTCTGCGTATCCACGAAGAACAATGTTGCGTTAGCATTATTGTAACGTGGGTCTAAGAAGTTGCTCAAATCATCTAAGAAATCATCTTGTGTTTTTGACGCATGGGTCAAACTAAACACATTTCCGAAACTTGAAATGAAATCAACAGCGCCTTGTGTATACCATTCATTACCTGAATCGTATTGTGAACCAAACAGGATAGCTTGTTCGATATCCCATTTATGTTCGATTAGCTTTTCACGCCAGATACGAGCCCATTCATTCGGTTCATACTTTAGCACGGTAGCACGAGTCGTGTTATCCATTGCCATAGCTGTTTTGAAAATCTGGGTACGCCCATATGCTGTCGAGAAAGGCTGGTCTTTCCATGTTTCAGGATAACCAGAACCTTGTGAGTGAGAGTTACCAACTACATAAACTCTAGACTGCTCTAGACCATTAGAAGAAGTTGTTCCAGCAATAGATGTGCTATAAGTACTATCACCAACTTCACCATGAGTGTGAGCTGTAGGAGGACTTGTACTCTCATCTTGCAAAGTAACTGAGTTAACCTTTACAATAGCATATGACTTTACAGCACCGGCAGCAGAATCAGAAAAATTAATTTTCAACATCTGGCCAGGTATGTAAAACTGAGGTTGTGTACCATCAGCACCAATTACGATTTCTTGACCACTTTGACCAAAAACATTCTGACGATTGCCAGATTTTGTATAGTCTGTAGCTAGTTTAACGTAAACGGTATTTGCTGCTGTCTCATACTTATCGTATTGAGTCGTAGCATTAGTAGATTGATCTTCTACCCATGTAGCATTATCATTACTAAAAGCAGTAGCATATGCATATCGTTTGTGGAAAGAGGGTCTTCGTTCTGTGAACTTAAACTCCGGGTCGTCAGTTGCTTTTTTCGCAAGCTTAGATACGAAACGGAAGAAAGGGTCTTGTGCTATTGCTAGCTCAGATACCCTACTACCAAAATCGTACCGTCTGCGAAGAACACCAGTATCTAGACTAGTCCCTAATCGGGACCCAGAACTACCACCAGCGACATCAGCAACGGCGTCGAGTGTAAATAAATCAGCCATTTTACCTTATCTCCTATTTAACATTAAGCGTCTGCTAAATGGCCGAAAAAAATCAGCTATTAGCTAAACGCATTATCCAGTTTTTGGTCAATACCGAGTAAGGCGTCAAATACTTGGTCATCTTGAGATGTTTCAACTTCCACACTACCTGCTGTTGCTAATGAACGTGGTTGCTCTTGTACTCTTTTCATCTGAGTAGCAACTTGCTGTCTTGCGTTATCAGCAATATTAGATTCACGTTCTTTTCTCCTCATAAGATAATATATATCATCCAATTCTAGAGATTTATTCTTAGCGAATTCGACAAAAGTAGACCATTCGTCTTCAGTCATATCAACCTTTTGTCTAAATGCAGTCTCTCGTGCGAGTCTTTGGTTTTCTGTCTTCTGTTTTCCTAACTCATTGTTAAGTCGTCTTTTGACAATACCATCAACCGTAGCCCCAAATATTTTCGCTGAATCCGACTTAGGGTCGGTAAAAGCGTCATCTGGGTCAAATTGAAAATCTTCAGGAAGCTCCATATTTTGAGCCATACTTTCCGGTGCTTGACCACCACCCTCAAAATAATTCCGCACATGCTGAATCAAATTAGGGTCTTCTCTCATTGCATCGAGTATTGGCATATATGGTTCAAGGTCATTCAGCTTGCCATTAAGACGTTTAGCTTCACGACTTGAATCACTATACCTTTTTTGCAAAGCATCGTCGCCTTGCTCTTGAACTCCGCTAGGGCTCGCCGGCGTGTTATCGCCTAAATCTTGCGAGGTTGACTGCGAATATTCGCTATCTATTATCCCTGAATTGACACTTGTATCTAAAGATTCAAAGAAATCTCCAGATTCAATGTCATCTAGGGCTTGGTAATCACTTTCGGGGGCTTCTTCTATAGAAGCGTTGCCTACTTGTTCTTGTGCCATATTTTATCCTTTTATTGGTTTCATTAAGTTAATGCAAAAACAAATATAAAAACAACTAGTTTTTTATACCTACACATGATTTAATTTTACTACTCCAAACGTAGCCACTTTTGCATTTTCTGTTACCACCTTTTTCAGGGTGGTCTTTATTATGCTGAGACTTGCTAATAAGTCTAAGATTAGACCTACTATTGTTCTTTTTGTTACCATCTGAATGATGAACAACTTGACCAGACTTAGCATTAGTTTTATTTCGATAGTATGTTTGACTACTTCCATCTATCCATCTACCATTCTTACTTCCACTCCTTGACATCTTAGGATAGCTTTTTTTAGTCCAAGCCACTATTCAGTTTCTACTTCCTCTGCTTCTTCAGTTGGTTGAGATTTAACCATATCTTTCATATCTTTTTTCACCCTATCAAACTCAGCTTTCAACATACCTCTTAGAAGTTTTTGTTGAGCCTCTGTCTCTAAAACATCTTTTCTAACTTCATTAGCAGCATCTCCGACTTTCATCTTAATACCAGCTTGTACAAGTTGACGCTCTAATGTTTCAATAGTTCCTTCTTTATCTTTGATTGCTTCTTCCATTGATGAAACTTGACCTTGAAGTTGTGAGTACATTGATTTTCTTTCAATAATTTGTTTCTTATTCCTAATATCAGTTTCAGCTATCATAGCAATATCATCAATTAATCCAGACTGGAACCATCTAAAGTATTCTTCTAATAAAGCCCATCTATTAATTGGCATTGTAG